TGACCTTCACCCGCTGCATCATTGACATATAGATACCCACCAGCGTATTGATTTAGTGTTAAATCAGTACCAGCAGTCTCTAAAGAAATTGCAGTTTCACCAGCAGCGACATTAGCAGTAGGTGTTAAGTCAAAGTGATGTGCTATTGAAGCAGCGTGAGTTACACATTTTCCTGCTGTTACTGCAGCAGCTCCCATTTTACCGTAACGATAAACAGTATTGCCATAAAGTAATCGGCTACCTAGTGGGAATAGCTGCGTAGAGCTTTCCGCATAAGGATCAACTGTGCCGTATTGACTTCCGCCTTTACCTACGATAAAGTCTGCTGGTCCATACCCCGTTGCTGCAACATATTGAAGATGACTGCCAGAATCTGTGAAAATATTACCGTCTGCATTAATCACTAAACCATCAGTAATCGCTCCAGTTGCTGCAGTTACATCAATAGTTTTAAAACCATTTTCGGACCGGACTGGCCCATTAAAAGTTGAATTTGCCATAATTTCCTCCTGAGGAAATAAGTCTTATCATCGTGGCTTGTCTGCTAGGTCAGTTGATAAAACAAAAGTAATGAGTCCTAGTGTTTTTGATTGTATAGCACTCCTTTATAAAAGAAAAGGGACCCGAAGGTCCCTTTAATTTATTCAAGTAAATGAATTAGGCTCCCGGAGAACCAAAAAGACCTCTCCAGTCACTCCACCCAAAACTGTACCGTTCTCTGGCTTTGTACCGAACATTACCAGTTTCGAAGTCACCTTCCATACTGGTTGATACAGCCGTTCTAACGAAATGTTTCAGTCCGTTAGGTACGTCAGTTTTGATAAAGAAAGCGTCAGTATCCGTTAGATAATGATTAACAACATAGCCTTCTGAGACCATTCCCATATTTCTAATTGCGTTAATATCATTGTCTGAAGTACCAACTCTTCCTGGAGTTTCCAACAACCTATCTGCTACAAATTGCAAAGCAGGCGGAATAATTAATTTCCGTGCTTGTGCGTTGACTTTAAGGTTTCTTTCATCTTTGAAGTCAGCAATATCAATCAGTGCTTGTTCAAGTGACGTTTCATTTAAGTCAGCTGAAGTAGACAGCTCGTTTTTAAGACTCACGTTAGCAACAGTAGGATGCGCCGTAGAACAAAGCTCTACACCATCACCACCAACATATGAAGAACTAAACGCATTATTTAGTACGTTAGCCGCTTTTACTTGTTTAGTCTGTTGCATTGACCGTGCTAAAGCTCTTGTGTATCGTGAGGAAAGCGTATCGTAAAGATTATCTTCGATAGCTTCTTCTGTCAACGCAAAAGCAAGTGCAACGGTTTCGTGTGTAAAGCGTGAGGTCCAAGATTCTTGAGCCGTGTCATAAATGACCGCTGCTCCTTCACCTTTAGTTGGGGCCTCTCCAAAGCCAGTCAACATCACTTCTTCCTCAAAAGCCCGTTCAGAACTTTCGGTGTCAAAGATGTCTTCGTGCTCGTTATTGTATTTCTCATACTCTAATCCAAAAAGAGCATGGAGTCCCGGTACTAGTTCTTTAACTAGTTGAGCTCTATTAATAGCCATTATTTATGCTCCCTTAGATTATACAGCAAAGGTGTTAGTCGGGAATGTGAAGAGTCCTCTCGCATAAGCAGCTATTGAGTTGCTTGGTTGCGAAGCGAAACCTACACACAACGCTACACCACTTGATGTTGTTGCGGTTGCCCCTTCCTTCGATCTACCATTAGTTGTACTACCAGCAGTCGTTGAAAGAGTATATTTAGAACCGATAAAACTTACTGCTGGAGTTCCAGCTGTAAATTGAGCCTCGTAAACGATTCCAGGATCGTTATAAACGAGAGCTTCTGCATCGGCGCTTCCTTGTGTTGCTACATCAGCTGTCCAAACTTTCGAGAAAGTTGGAGTCCCATCTGAAGCAGTATAGTAGACCCCGTAAAATACGCCTATAGGAGTGCCTGTCGCCGTGCCTTGAATGACATAACCGCTGGATAGATTAACTACATCCCCTGAAAAGATAGATGCGTTAGTTGCACTTGCGATTCTCATTTTAGCAGGACGAATAACACCACCGTACATATGATACGCGGGAGTAAAGCCATCAGGTTTATCTGTGTTAGCCATGATTATCTCCGTTGATTAAATAAAGTTAGGTTATTACTAATTCCCTTTGCCGGTAGTATTTTTACTACCGAAAGCAACTTTAGATGTCCTTTGGATATCGCTATCTTTTATAGGCATTCTACCGTCGCTCTCTCGCATGAAGTTGTGATCTACACCGTCCATAGCTGATTTTGCTTGGCCGTGAAAATAAGCAGTTCGCTCATTTGCGGTTTCGATTGGAACTTTAGCGAGAATTAATCCTCCGACACCTATGACTCCAGAGTTACTACCACTATCAATAGTTGGGGCTTCAAATTCAGGAAAATCTTCTGCTCTCACAGGTTCATATCCTTCTCTAATACGTTTAGACATATTAGATTTATCGTCTTGCCCTCTAGTAGCTTCTCTTATCCACCGGAATTGGTATCCCGGAGGTGGTTCGGGTGCATCTAGCATAGATGGTGGTGCCCAAGGCGTTCTGCGAGTTTGAGAGTTTCGTGTCTCTGCAGACCGTGAGTTACGGTCAGTTTTGTTCATTACTTTGCTTTCAGTCATTTTTTATACTCTTTCGATATGCTTAGCATATTCTTCAAGAGGCACATTCAGTCTTTTAGCTATTGCTACTTGACTGGGTGATAGCCTAATTTTGCGTGATGATTTTTTACCACTAGCACCTCTGCTAGAGGCAGCAACCTGTTGCACGGGAGCAGCTTGCTCATTTAAAAACTTGTGTGGGAAGTTGTCCTGCATACGTTTGTCTACTTCAGCGTAATACCTGTCGGAAGTTGGATCTATCCCTCCTTCGACAAGTTCTTTATGTATTCCAAACGCTGCGAATGTCATTGCATTATCATCCCCAAACCATTCATTCCTAGCCGCCCATCGCTCTGCTTTTGGATCAGGTCCACTAGCTTGAGGTTGTAGGGTAGGCTGATAAGACTCAACAGGAACTTCTTGCGGACTGTTTCTCGCTCTAATTTGTTGCTGAGCAGATAATCTTCTTAAATTTTCTGCTTCAGCACTTACTCGAGAAAGTTTTTCAGTTGCGTTAGCAACTTCGGTACTGTTTCCTGCGTCTTGAGCCTCTCTTAAACGTGTTTTAGCTCCTTCAATTTCGGATTGTACTCTATTGTCGTACTCTTTGAAAAGGGAAGAGTCTGAATTCTTTAATTTTTCTTTTAAACTTGTGGCTGTTTGATTAACGCTTTGAGCATAATAAACCGCTTCATCTCGCTGTCTTTCTGCTTCTCGCATTTTATACGTAAGCTTATCAATACGTTTTTGTACTGAATCGCTTATTTCATCTAGCTCGTCTTTAGGTTGAGTTTCTACTACTAGTTTTTCTTCAGGAATGGAATTGTCAACGTCTGCCGCGTGTATGTCAACTTCTCCTTCTGGAAGTTCTAGTTCTATTTTTTCTGCTTCATTGTTTTGCATGAGTCTTCCTCAAGATTATTATGATAAAATTGCTTCGGGATCGTCTATACAGGCTAAAATTTCGTCATCGTTTAAAAGACGCATATCGCCACCTTCTATTTGAAAACGAGCTCCAGCATATCTACCAAAAATAACCCAATCCCCTTCTTTACACCAAGGACCTTCTGGAAACTTATGTAGGTCACTGTATGCGTCTGGTCCTGTAGCGACAACATAACCAACAACAGTTGCAAGTCTTTCTTTGTCAAGCGTTGTTTGAGCTAAATGGATACCACCTTTAGTTACGGTAGATTGTGTAAACGGTAATATTAAAATTCGATACCCCGTTGGTCTGGGTAGCGATTTTGCATGAGACTCTAGGTTTTCAGGAGTGATTGTAGGCGATACGTTTTGGTTTGGAGCATTATCACTCCCAAAATCTCTCAATACTCTATCGGGAACAGTTTTGGGTTCGACTTTATTAGTCATTTGCATCCTCCATATTAGAATGTAAAGTTTGAATTTCCTGTTCACAAAAACTCAAACCTGCTATTTCACCAACTATTCTTTGGTATTGTTCAAAATTCTCAATACTTCCAGAAGCTAAGGTGTGCGTAAGAGCTTCTTTTCTCTCACGGTATTTACGAAGCAAATGCTCCGTAGCTAAAATATAGTCCACTTATTTAATAGACCTGTACCAAAGAAGTCCTTTAGTTTGCCCGTATGCCGCTTTAACTTTAGCTTCTTGTGGCTTATCTAAACAAACTCCTTCTTTAACAGATTTTGTTCTTGTGCTGTCAACTGGTGAAGACGCACTAGGTTCCGCTTTGTTAGCTCTTTTAGACGGTGACGAGTAACTTCGCATTTTGTCGTAATACTCTCGCATTATTTTTCTCCGTTTTGTTTTCTACTGTCTCGAACCGTTTTAACTAGTTCGGTATAGTTCTTTTCAGCATCAGCTTTTGTTTTTTGCTCAAGCTCCTGTAATTCTATAGCCGCTTTGGTATCTTGTACTCTTGAATCCGCGTCTATTTTTTCACGTTTTATCTCTGCATCTAACTGGGCTTTAGCCATGCTAAGCTCTGCGTCTCGCATATCGTCTTCTGCTTTTTGTGCAAGCTGTTCTTTTTCAAGCTGAAGTTGTGCGTCAAACATTTGACGTTGTGGATCTTGTTGAGCTGCGGCTTCCGCTTCTGCTAGTGCCTGCGCTTGGCCTGTAACTTGTTGTGTAGCTTGAGCGGCCATCATAGCAATTTGATTCATCATTTCGGGTTCCATTTCCCCATCTT